TTATCGCTAGTGACGGAATCGAATAGCCACTTATTGTCAAGTGTAGACCACAGAGCCCTATCGATGGCGGTATCTTCAAGGTCAAATGAACGCATAAGGGTGCGATGAGTAACGATTGCTCTCCGAAGAAATTCAACCTGGTCCCATCCGTCGGTCTGTATCTCTGCGCCGGTTTCAATCATGTTCATGACTTCGTCAAGACGCTTGTCTACATGAAACTTAAACCGCTTAACGCGAGTTGCTTTCGTGTCGTAATACGATATTGCTTCTCGACTCAACTTGGAGCCAGCTGGCCCAAGCGAGGAATAACGAAGATTGTCTGATTCGGCATCTGATTCGATATTGTCAATTTGATTCTGGAGGTTGTCGGACAATGCCAAAAGGGCATCTTTCCATCTTCCCCAGTTTTCTTTTTCTAGAAGAACCTGCTTATGCGTTGGGGAGAGCTTATTCTTCACCTCTTCCGCAACCATTCTTGCAAATGAATCATCGTTTAAAACTTGCATTATCTTCTCCTTGATTTTTTAATTATTCCACGCAGGGCAGATTCCCTTGAAGCCACACCAATTGCAAAGAATAGATTTATTGGCAACAAATTCACCGGTCTTACAACATTTGTCAATTTCCTGTTTTGTCGATTGAATTGACTCAACGGTTGATTTAATGTCATCCAGTGAAACATCTTTTTCAAACTTCACTCCGTCTTTTAAATAGAGGAGTTCAACGGACTTTTGGTCAACATCTATGTCTAGGCTAGACAAAAGTTGAGTGTAGACAATCAACTGAAAAAATTTGTCGGATAGATAATTTTTCTTTGGAGTCTTCCCTGTTTTGTAGTCACTAACTTTTGCGCTATTTCCATTAACGCTTAGCCTGTCGATGAATCCATGAATTTTTACTCCGCCTATATCTCCGCGAACGTAAGACTCCATACTAAAAGGAGAAACGGTAGTCGGGTCCTCAATTAGCCAAAGATTCTCAATACACCACCAAGCAGCCCAACGAAATCTGTTGAGTTCTTTCTCTGAGTGAATTACCGACGAAGCTTCTGCCGACCATTTATTCGCCCATTGGTTGCGAGCAAGGTCTTTTGCCTGCTCAAGAGTTCTAAGTTCTGGCGGAAGTTTGTACAAATCTTCAAGTACGTCGTGAACGAAATTTCCAAGAATTGCTTCTTGGCCACTTGGGTCATGGAGACCATCTATTTTGCTGTACTTAAATTTTTGCGGACACTGCCTGAACGTTCCCAATGATGATGGGGATAGAAACTCTGGAGCGACAAATCCACCATCAGGAATTAGTGACATACTGCCCACCAAACTGAATTCGCAATGCCTCTGTGATGAGTGCTTGCAAGTCCTCGATTGTGGCACTTAACTTCGTCGGCTTTGGTCGGCCACCAGAGTGGGTTGACCAGAACGAGTTCAACTCTTCCTTCTGTTCTTTCTTCAGCCCCTTGGTAATGTCGATGAAAGTATTCCATTTTTCCTCAAGCTCAGAAAGCGCAGGTGTTGGAACCTGTTCTGGAATACGCGCAAAACCATCATCTGATGCATCAAGAAGAATTGCGTCTTCGGCGTCCATAGCGTCAACCGAGCGAGCAAGATAGAGACCGACTCCCAATTGTTGGGCAGCCTTCTTTAACGCATCAGAAACCGCGCCCTTAAAGTCATTTCCAAGGTCAACTGGCTTTTGATTGCTCTTAGCGCGCTTTACGTTTGAGCCACCAAATCCATGTTTGACCACTCGCTTGTCGCCAATCTCTGCAGTAAGCGCAACGTGCGCCACCAATTCGTCTTGGTCAATTTCGTCGCGACGAACTGAAATAATTTCAAATGACCAGCCCTCCACGCCGAGAACCTTGTTTAGTCGATTGATTACTTCGCTGATTGGCAAGTAAACAAGTGATACGCCGCTCTTGACGATTGTGCGTTCTGATTCTTGTGGGAACTGCGCATACAGTTCCTTCATGATTGATGAAGCGTCTTTTACTTGATTTTGTTCCATGATGTTTTGTATCCCTTGTTGGTGGTGTATTTATTCGGAATCTTTTGGCTTACGGACAATAATGCTAGTCTTTAGTTCGCCAACTTCGCAATAATTGTCTGGATTGATTCCAATCTTGTTCAACTCCTTCACTCGCCAATATGACGGAGCACAATACGTAACCATATCCATGGCTATTTCTCGTGGTGACTTCAGTACTTCGCCGGTATCCATGTCAATGGACATCTTCACCAACTTGTCCGAAACCGCAGAAGCAAGCGCCTTGTGGTCCCACGACTTTCTGTCGTATGAAGATTTCTTCTCGATTTCTGCGCCGTTGTCCAATTTGATTGATTCAGTTGACCCCATGATTTTGCCAACAAGGTGTGCGTACCCGTCATAAACAAAAGTTAGGTCTCGCTTAAGGAAATTGATGTCTGCCAAAATTCCACAAGCAATTGGAATCTCAACATCAGAGTCAGCAATGGACTGAAGTTCTGAATCCAGTTCGGTAATCAGTGCGCGAATCTGCTCTATCTTTTCTACAGCATTCATTTTATTGCCCCTTTAATTCAGTAGTAGTTTAAGTAATTACTAAATCAGTATAGAGACACGCTTTCTCTGTGGCAACCCCAGGCCAGTTAAAAACGTAAATGCTCCGACAGCCGAGTCGACCTGGTCGTCGTGGTCGCAGGCTTCGGGGAAAGATGAAAATTCATCCATCCATGCAGTCAGCCAAGGTGCACGAATAATACGTACATTTCCGTTGGCTGCAGCGGCGGCGAATGGCCGTGCGCGAGTTTCTTTGTCTCCAGTAGAACGTATTGCCCCAAAATCGTACCCAGGAACCACATACCTGGCATATTGGTCGGCAAGTGCTTTACCCGACGAACCTGGTTCTTGTTCCATTCGTATTGATACTCCCAGACCATCTTCCTGAGCTGTCTGGGCAATCAGCTGCTCTACTTTTTCACCTTTTACTCGTGCTCGTTTTACATCCAGAATGTAGGCAACACCGCCGTCAAACATCATCAACGTTCCGACCGTATAGTCTGGATTCGGGTTGCTCTGGGATGGTTCGGTGGCAGCAAGGTCCCAAAATCTAACAACACGGGCAGAACTTTTGATTTCAGGGATTTCTTCTGGGTCGATAATAATAAATGAAGTTCTTTCAAAAAGAGTTCCGAGCGTTGTCGACCACCAGTCGCCCATTTCTAGGCGACGTCTTTCCACGGGGTCAAGTGCAGCAAGGGCCTGTCGGTACGATTCAGCGTCAATTCCTGGGTTGTCGGTCAACTTAGATGGAACGAAAATGCGGTTTTCCTGACGACCCTCAACAATGAATCTCTGTCTAACCCAGTTGGGAGCAGGGTTTGATGCTGAACGCATTCTTAATGGCACTTGAGAAATTGGTCCGCTCGCAGGGCGACGCAAACGGGAGAATAGGTATCGATAATCAGATTCACGGATTTCGGTTACTTCGTCCATTCCAATGAACTGAAATTCCGAGCCTTTATAGCGTAAATAGTCATTGGCATTATTTAGATACCCGAATGAAATGCGGGCGCCAGATGGGAAAGTGGCGATGAAGCTATTTGCATTCCAATGCACATCATCGTAGTTGGACATCCAGGACTTAAAGCGGTCCATCAGGGCTCCGGGAAGCGAAAGGTCAGCGAAAGTTCTACGGAAAAGAATGGCCGAATACCCAGGCACATCTACATACTGGAGCGCAGCCATTAGCAAAGCGCTTGACTTTCCACCACCTGCTGCACCACCAAATAGGGCTTCTATTGAATTAGTTCTTAAAAAAACTTTTTGGTTTATTGATGGCTCTTCTGGACAGAAGGGAGGCATCTTGGGTTGTAGATATTCGAGAACTTCAGCCCAATTCGGTTTTTGTGTCATGTAAATATCTCGGCGTCTTCTTGTCCACGGACAATCGTAAATTATGCGCTACTGTATCTTATATGCCCAAATTAAAAGAAGCAGTTAATAAAGTCAGTTCCAGGGCAAAGACAGTGTACAACAGGCGTACTTTCGCTAATTTATTCATGGTTTCGTTTATACTATTAACAAGTATTGGTGCTGGTCTCATTGCCATGCCCGTCGGTTTGATTGTTGCTGGTATCGGTTGTGGAATATTCGGATTTCTATTAGGGCTTGAGTAAATAAAATATGGGCTGGAACTCTCCAAAAGATAAATCACTCAAGTCGTCTGACTCAAAGCAGATTGCCTTTGGTGCACCAATTTCGGCAAACCCAGGTCTTGTACATAAACCATATCGAGATTCATGGGACATTGAACGCGCATATCGCGAGGGCATGTCCAAAATCACCTGGGTAAACAGGTGTATTGATGCAATTGCCGGTAATCAGGCACGACTGCCAGTGATTCTTCGAAAAGATAATTCCAACAAGGGCGAGATAATAGTTGGTAAAGAAGCAAATCGCTCCACGTTGCTCGAGCTACTAAACACAAGAGCCAACGTTGGGGAAAATAGTTTTATCTTTAGATATAGGCTTTCTGCACAGCTTCTTCTTGGTACGCGCGGAGCATTTATTGAGAAAATACGCGGAAGAGACGGCGGAATAATCGCCCTTAATCTTCTACCACCACAGGCAACGGCGCCAATCCCTCATCCGAAAACATTTGTTTCCGGCTATGAAGTTGCCATGCCCTACGGAGAAAAGGTAATACTTAAGCCAGAAGATGTTTGCTGGATTCGCCGTCCACACCCACTTGACCCATATCTGTCACTTACTCCGCTCGAGGCTGCTGGTGTAGCTATTGAAATTGAAAATCTTGCGAAGCTCTACAACAGAAACTATCTCCTTAATGACGGCCGTCCTGGCGGCTTGCTTGTAGTCCGTGGAGAAATAGATGAAGACGATAAAGAAGAATTAAAGAGCAGGTTCCGTGGCAACCTATCCAAGACTGGACATACAACAGTAATCGCAGCAGACGATGGCGTTGATTTTGTTGACACATCAGCGAGCCCGCGCGATGCCGCGTATATCCAGATGCGCCAAGTTACGAAAGAAGAAATTCTTGCTGCATTCGGTGTGCCGGAATCAGTAATAGGAAACGCAGCTGGAAGAACATTCAGCAATGCTGCGGAAGAAATACGTGTCTTCTGGATGGAAACAATGTTGCCGCACCTAGAACCGATTGCGCGAGCACTTGATGAGTTGGACGATAAAAACTATGTCGACTTCGATACGAGCGAGGTTCCAATTCTTCAGTTGTACAAGCAAGAGCGCGATAGATATTTGCTTACAGAGTTTCAGGCTGGATTGATAAGCGGAAACGAATACCGAATTGGTTCCTCAAGAAAGGAAGTTGAGTCCGACCTTGCTGACTCACTCCTCGCTAATCCAAACTTAATTCCGATTGCGAATACAAAGAAGAAGATGGACGAGAACGCTGCAATGGTCCCTGGTGCAGCCCCAGGTATGCCTGGAGCTCCCGGTATGCCACCAATTCCCGGAATGCCGCCAATGCCAGGTCAGGCCCCACCGATGGAAAATATCCCCCTTGACCCGAACACGATGCAAGGTGCAATGGCCGAGGTTGCACAAACAGGCGAGCTTGCTCAAAGTACACTCCCGCCAGAAGCAGCCGCATTACAAACTGGAGCTGCACCAACTCCACCTGGAGCGCTCACCGCAGAAAGCGGCGAGATGCAGTACAAATCAGCTGAGCCAGCTGTCGAAGACAGAACAGAAACTTCAATTGAGCGTTGGTCGGAAATACTTTCACGAGGAATTGAGAGAATTCTGGAAAGACAGCAACGAGTTGTACTGGAAAAGTCTGGTGGAAGCAAGGCAAGAAAAGGGCTCATGGCTGGAACGCTTGACATCGATTCAATACTCTCGATTGACTCATGGAATAAGCAATTTGAAGATGACCTAAAGCCAGTTGTTTCCGCGATTATCAATGACTCGCATGAATCAAAACGCGAAAGAATGCATGTAAAGGGTTTGTCGCCAAGAGCTATACCGCCTCTAGATTTCTTGAGAGCTGTTGATTCACACGTTGCAAATATCAAAAAAATAAATGAGCAGACAGCCTTTAATATCAATGAAATAATGCTTAAATCGTTTGTTTATTCTGACGAAGAGCGAAGATTTTCATCCTTCAGACAAGAGCTAATTGAAATGTATGCAAATCTTCTTGCAAAAGAACATGTCGAAATTGCTGAAGAAGAGACACGCCGAGCCTGGAACTTCGCTCAGTTCTAACTATTTCACTAAATAGTTTCTGTAAAAGAAACGCAATTCTCAATACTTGCACTGCAGATTTATCTGGTCGTTTATTATCTATTGAGTCTTAGTGAAAGCGAATTAAATGACCACTGACCACTTTGAATATAAGTCGACATCCCTTGGCTCCGCTTCACAGAAAGCCGGCTCCGTCAATCTCGATGAGATGCAAGGAATTGTTGAGTGCTTTGTAGCTGGAATCGGCAATAAAGACTCTGTTGGTGATATTTGCGCAAGTGGTGCTTTTACGAAGAGTCTTCAGCGCCGCAAGCCGCGTGTTGTGTGGGGCCATAACTGGAATGACCCAATCGGCAAAGTACTCGAAATTTACGAGGTGCCACCGTCTGACCCACGCCTACCACTAAAAATGAAGATTGCTGGAATCGGCGGATTGTTTGCAAAAGTTCAATTTAATCTTCAGTCAGAAAAGGGCCGCGAAGCTTTCACGATGGTTGCTTTCTTTGGAGAAGAACAAGAATGGTCGATTGGATATAAAACCCTGCGCGCACAGTATGACCAAAAGTCTCAGGCAAACGTAATCTACGAGTTGGAGCTTTATGAAGTGTCTCCAGTTCTTCATGGAGCCAATCAACTGACTGGCACAATTTCCGTGAAGACAGATGACCCATACGGCGAAGATAGCTCCGTAATGATGATGGATGATGAAAAGCCGAACAAGTTGGAAATTGAAAAGCAACTCTCAGGAATGCTTGGCGCAAAAATATCGCTCATGGAAATGGACGACGAAAATCTGACATTTGCTCGTCGTGTGGCTGACGGTTCAGTTAAGAGATTCAAGTGTGGCTGGAGTCGAACGGGTGGTCGAATGATGTTCGGCCCGCCAGAAGAAATAGTGATGCAGAGACCGTCCGCACCACAAACAGCACCAATGATGGTTCCGCCAAATGAGCCAAGAAGAATGGTCCGCCCACAGCAGATGCCATCAATGCCAATAGCTGTCAAGCCAGGCATGGAGGGTGTTGTTGTTGTTCCGCTCCCTGCAGTTCAGTACGAAGAGGGCAATAACAAGCCAATAGATAAGAACAACCTCGATAAAGAGGAAGCGGACCTGCGTGACGCTTTGCTAAAAATTGTAAAACGCCACGGCAAGTTCAACGAAGATAAAGATGGTGTGTGGGCTGGATATAAACCGGCTTCAGAAAATCCCATCGCATCAATCGGGGTCAAGTGTGCAAATTGCGTGTTCTTCCAAAATGATGGGTCATGCAAGATTGTTGATATGGACATCGAACCAGAAGGCAAATGTCGTTTTGCAGTAATTCCAAAAGGCGTTGTCAATGTCGATGGAATTGCTAAAAAGGAATACGAAATTGAAGAAGACGCAAATTTCGATGAAGCTATTGAAGACCTAGAAGTTAAGTACCCTGGCGAGTTTGTCATGGCCATGCTTCGTGGAGCGGTAGGTAAGAGAAAAAAGAAGCGTAGCAAATTTAAATCACTTTCTGAATTTGGCAAAGATGACAACTCATTCGATGAGCAATACTGCATTCCGCTTCACCCAAATGACGCGTTCCGTGTCAAGCAAGAAATTGACCCAATTCTCGATTACTACATGGTTGATGCAGAAGTGGATATTGATGGAATCGTTCTCAAATCCGGGGTTAGTTTAGATTTTATTGAAGCAGTCGATAACGCTCTGGAAAACATAAAAAAAAAATTTCTAGATAGCTCTGAGTTTGAGTCAAAAGCGATTGGCCGAAGACTAGGAAGCTACGTTGGCAGCAGACTCATTGACAGACCATCAATCGGTGGCCGTCGAGACAGAAGAAATCGCCGTGGCGACATTGACATGCCAACCGGCGGAACACCAGGAAATCGACGACCAACGGGGAGCGACTTCGACCCCGACAACGATGGCTGGGTAGATGAAGGAACAACACGACCCCGCTTCGTCGGCGTGCAAGATGCAAAACCGGCAACACCGTCAAAACCCTTCTCTTCTGGAGCTGAGAAACGCTCACGATTTAATACTTCACGTCA